TTGATGTGGGAAACATTACGAATTATAGATAATTTCGGCGTATGGAAACCAAAAATTGTTGTATGGGAAAATGTAACCGGAGTTTTACATAAGCGAATGGTAAAAAATTTTAAGCAATATTTGTGGCTAATGGAAAGCATGGGTTACAGCAATTCATTTTCAATATTAAATGCTATGGATTTTGGACTACCGCAAAAGAGAAAACGTGTTTTTACCGTATCTGTTTTAAGTAAAACAAAATTTGATTTTGGTAAAGTGGTAAAAAGGAATAGAAGATCGCTACATGATTTTTTAGGTAATTATGGAAAGCAGCATATAATGTGGCAACCTTCCATGTTGAAAAATATGGGTGGGAATGATAGCGCGTTTTCTAATCGTATCATGCCTATAAACGACTATTGCTATACTATAACTGTTAGGCAAGACAGATGCCCGAACAGCGGAGTAATAGCTATTGGAGATGGGAAATATAGATATCTAACAGAACGTGAATGCTGGAGATTGCAGGGATTTAGCGATATAGATTATGACAATGCTTTAAAAGTAAATCCATGTAAGCCTGGGAGAATGAATAGAAATTTATACAAGCAGGCAGGAAACAGCATGCCAGTTACAATATTAGAGGAAATATTTAAGTCGTTGTTGATAAATAAAACAAATTGTGGATAACTTTTTATTCGTGCAGATTTATGACAAATCTATAGCAGGTTTTAGCAGGTTATTCGTGGTATAATGTAATAGTAGAATAATAAAGTAAAGGCATCGGCAACCGCTGGTGCCTTTTTTGATGCACGAAATAAGGCGGGGATGGTGGTGAGTATGTGACATGAAGCTGACAGAGAAACAGAAACGATTTATTGACTATTACATACAGACGGCTAATGCCACAGAAGCGGCTAAGATGGCCGGATATAGCAAGAAAACGTGCTATTCTATCGGAAACGAAAACCTGAACAAACCTGATATTAAAGCCGCTATACACGATAGACTGGAAGAATTGAAGAGCGCTAGGACTGCAGATGCAACAGAGGTAATGGAATTCATAACATCATCAATGCGTGGAGAATTGAGCGAGGAAGTCATTGTCACAGAAGGAAGCGGAGACGGCTGCAGCGACGCCAGAATTATGACAAAGCAGATAGGAGCACGTGACCGCCTGAAAGCTGCAGAATTGCTTGCTAAAAGATACGGGCTGCATCAGCCAGATGATGATACCGCAGATGACAATGATGTGCAGATCATAGACGATGCGGAGGCGGATGAGAATGAAAACAGTTAGACTGTCAAATATCATAGCACCGCATTTTTTTAAGGTCCATCAGGACTGCAAGCATCACCGTCATACGCACTACTGGCTTAAAGGCGGCCGTGGTAGTACTAAATCATCTTATGCATCAACCGAAGGGATATTGCTATTGCTGCAGCACCCACAGTGTCATATGGTAGTCCTCAGAAAGGTCGGGAATACGCTACGAAATTCCGTATTCGCGCAAGTTCAATGGGCGCTAGATGAGCTACAGATAGCAAGCAAATTTAAGATAATCACATCGCCGCCGGAAATGACATATAAAAAGACCGGACAGAAGATACTGTTCATGGGCGTAGACGACAAGAGCAAGATTAAATCCATTAAGCTTCCATTTGGATACGTTGGAATAGTCTGGTACGAAGAATTGGACCAGTTCGCCGGGATGCATGAAATACGCAATGTAAATCAATCTCTGCTGCGTGGCGGCTCTGAATACTGGTGCTTTTACTCTTTTAACCCGCCCAAGTCTAGAGACAACTGGGTAAATGTTGAGCAGCTGACAGACGACCCAGACAGACTTGTTGACCACTCGACGTATTTGCAGGTTCCTGCTGCATGGCTTGGAGAACAGTTCATCTTAGAAGCCGAAAAACTGAAAGAACAGCGTGAGGATCTATACGACCATGAATACATGGGAGAAGTAACTGGAACTGGTGGAGACGTGTTCGCCAACGTTGCAGAGATAACGATTACGGATGGTATGATTAATGAGTTTGACTGCATACGAAACGGAATAGACTTTGGATTTAGTACTGACCCGTTTTGCTATGTCAAGCTTGCGTATGATTCAAAAAGAGAATCCATATATATATACCGCGAAGTATACGGTACAAGGATGACAAACAAAAAGTCATACAATCTGGTTAAAGATGATATTGGCACACAATATGTATATGCAGATTCTGCAGAACCAAAGAGCATCGAAGAGCTATGCGAGTTAGGGCTTAGATGCCTGCCGGTAAAGAAAGGGCCAGACAGCCGTGATTATGCAATTAAGTGGCTAAGCGACAGAGCACATATATACATCGACAAGAAAAGATGCCCAAACACATACCGCGAATTCGTATCATATGAATTTGACCAGGACAAGGATGGGAATTTTATAAGCCAATATCCAAAGCATAATGACCACAGCATTGACGCTGTTAGATACGCGCTAAAGAAAGACATGAATGGCAGCAAGTTTTCTTTTGATTGAGGTGAGAAAATGTTTATCAATGATATTTTTAAAAGGATTCTGCAGGTTGGCCAGCAGCAGAATATGACCGACAAGCAGTTTCTCGAAAGGGAAATATATTCGTGGCTACACTCACCGCAACGGGAATGGCAGCTGCGAGGATTTGAGTACTATAATTATAACCAAGCTATCGACGCTAAAGAAAGAACAGCAATCGGGCTTAACGGTTCTAAAATAAAAATAGGAAACCTCCCAAACAATAAAATTATGGACAACAGATATTCTTTTCTTGTAGACCAGAAAGCGAACTATTTGTTGTCAAAATCAATCGATGTGAAGGCAGATAATGATGCAGCACAGGACACAATATCTGATATATTCGGCCCTAAATTCAGGCGTACGATTAAAGCAATCGGTAAAGATGCGCTGAATGGCGGGATATCATATCTATTCCCATATGTAGATAATGGAGAACTTAAGTTTAAGCGGTTTAGATCATTCGAGATACTCCCATTCTGGGCGGATGATGAGCACACACAGCTTGACGCATTCATGCGGCTGTATCCGCAAGAAGTATACGAAGGTATGACCAAAAGAATAATCATGAGAGCTGAATGGTACACTATCAATGGCGTGCAGAAGTATTCATTTATAGGCGGCGAGCTACGACCAGAAGGCGATGACATTACCCCATATGTGGTAATTAACGACAACGAAAGCGACCCGAATCCCAAAGGATATAATTGGGGACGGATACCGCTTATTGTATTCAAATCTAATGAAGAGGAAATACCACTCATTAAACGCGTCAAGTCGTTGCAGGATGCACTGAATACGCTGTACAGCAATTTCGCGGATGTCATGCAGGAAGATTCACGGAATACGATACTCGTGCTGCATAATTACGACGGCGAAGATTTGGGCGAGATGAGGCAGAAGCTTGCACAATACGGAGCTGTTAAAGTACGTGATGATGGCGATGTAACTACGCTTGATGTCGCTGTAAATACCGAAAATTACAAGACAATAATTGATATCATACGCAAAGCAATTATCGAAAACGGGCGCGGACTTGACACTAAAGACGACCGTCTTGCAAGCGGCGCCCCAAACCAAATGAATATTAAATCAATGTATAACGACATTGACCTTGACGCTGATGACATGGAGATGGAATTCCAGGCTGGTCTTGCGGATCTAATGTGGTTCGTTAATAAATATAATGCTACTGTCGGGCTGCCGACAACAGACGCCAAGTTTATTTTTAATCGTGATACGATGACAAATGAATCGGATACGATTAACAATTGCAAATCGTCAGTAGGTATACTTAGCGATGAAACAATACTTGAAAATCATCCATGGGTGAAGGACAGCAAAGAAGAAATGGAACGGATTAAAAAAGAAAAGCAGGAAAATATTAGCAGCGAGCAAATGATTACCAGCCAATATCCAAAAATTGGCGACAAGGGCGGTGTAGGAGATGCCAACTGACGCTGAGAAACAATACTGGAATGACCGATTTGAAGCGCTTGAGAAATCCACATACGACGAAACAGGAAAGTATATAAGTGATATATCGGACGCGATAGACCATGCTTTTAGCACGATAGACAAAGAGATAAAGGCATTGTATCAGCAATACGCCAAAGACAATAAAATGTCGTTGGCAGATGCGCAGCAATATTTACAAAACAGCGATGTCAAGGAATTCAAGGCTGATGTAAGAGACTATATAAAGATGGCAGAGAGCGGAGACAAGCAATTTACACAGCAGCTTGACGCTCTATCTGCAAGAGCACGTATATCAAGGCTTGAGGCGCTAAAGGCAAGGGCCGCAATGGAAATACACAAGGCCTACGACAAGCAAAGCACGTATATATCTGGGGCCTGCGAAAATGCGTTGCAGCACAATTATTTAGTCACTGCGTATGACATCCAAACCGGAAAAGGGAAATACGAACCATTTGACAAGCTAGACAGCAAGAGCATAAAGAGAGCATTGAGCAATCCTTGGACGGCCGATAATAAAACATTCTCCGATAGGGTTTGGACTAACCGGGAACAGCTTGTTCATACGGTGCATCAAGAGATGACACGAGGATTTGTTTCCGGCGTTGACGCTGCCGGCATGACAAAGTCTATACAATCACGTATGGGAGTAGCAAAGTACGCTGCAGAGCGTCTTGTACGCACAGAAACGGCTTATTTTGCAAGCCTTGGGAGCCATGACAGCTATGATGATTGTGATGTAGCAAAGTATCAGATATTGGCCACTCTTGATAACCGCACCAGTGATATATGTCAGGATATGGATGGACAGATATTCGACCTGAAAGATTTTGCGGTTGGAGAAACAGCCCCACCATTTCACCCGTACTGCCGGACTACTACAATCCCAGTGATTGAAGATAGTGTAATAGAAGAAAAGAGATCAGCACGTGGTGATGACGGAAAAACATATGAAGTGCCCGGCGAAATAACGTATAAGGATTGGGAATCACAATATGTTGATGGAAATGACGATGAAGAATAATTAAACATGGCGGTAAGCACTCGTTAAGAGTGCTTTTTTATTGCATCAAATCAGGTCGCTTTAGCATTTCAGACCATAAACGATAAGACCTACGGGGTGGCGGCTGACCACCATAAAAAGCTAAAAAGGAGATAAATACCATGACCAAAGAAGACCTTATCAAACTTGGAGTATCCGATGACATTGCAACAAAGATTGCAGACGACCAGGCTAAAAACTTTATTCCAAAGGCTAAATTTAACGAGGTAACAGAAGCAAAGAAAAACCTTGAATCTCAGGCCGCAGAACATGAAAAGCAGCTCAAGACGCTGAAAGAAAAGGCCAATGGAAACGACGAACTGCAGAAGACTATCAAAGGGCTGCAGGATGCAAACAAGGCCCAGAAAGATGATTTTAACGTCAAACTGCAAAAGATGAGCATTGACAATACTGTAAATGCTGCATTGACCGCATCCAAAGCAAAGAACAATTCTGCAGTAAAAGCAATGCTGGGGATAGAAAATTACGAATTAGACAGCTATGGGAAAGTAAAGGGATTGGAAGACGCCATTGCAACAGCAAAGAAAGACAATCCATGGGCTTTTGAATCTGATGACACCAATAAGGGAGACAAAGGTGGTACTGGCAAATTAAACATAGGCGGATTCACGCCGAACCAAAGCGGAGATAATACCGGCGGCGGAGAAGGTGCCGCTATGGAAAGCGAAATTTGGAACGCATTAAACGGTAAATAGTTTAAAAAAAATAAGGAGATATACACA